TATAAACATCATAGCTTGCGAGAGCACTGTTGTTAAATCCTCTAAAATTCAGTACATAGTCAGTATTTCGTTCAAGATTAAAACGGTGACTATACAAAAAGTTTTCGTTTTTAGTTGCATTACTTAAACGCATAAGGTCTTTCTGCCCGTTGTGATAAAAGCTATGCTTAACCAATCTTCCTAAATTTTGAGTTGAGCCCCATTCATTCGTAGCATTTTTAAAATCACTATTCTTAATGAGGTTAGGGCCGCTTACACTATATTTCCCAACCTCAACCTGAAACAGTTGATTAGTCAGAGCCATGCGAGCAACCTTATCCGCAATTCCATTTTCAGTATTGCCCAAAATCCGCTCGTAAAGTTTACTGGTTTCCTTAACACGCTGGAAGTCAGTAGTCTCTACTTTTCGCGCTAGTTGATTGGTCACATTCGCAAATTGACTATCAGCATTCGCTTTGTTTGCAGAAACCTGATCAGATATTCTACCCATTTGTCGTTCAGCATTATCCTTGTTTGTAGCGACCTGAGTCTTTAAATTTGAAATCTGATTATCTGTGCCTTGCTTATTACTGTTTATCCGATTTGAAATATTTGAAATCTGAGTAGTGGTTCCTTGCTCACTGCTTGTAAGTCTATTTGATAGACCACTGATTTGACCGCCCACATCTTGCTTATAAGTAGTTATCTGACTTGAAATATCCGTGAACTTACCATCTACAGATTGACGATAGCTAGCGATTTGACTAGCGATGTCTTTATTCGCACTAGTTTTAACAGCTTCAATCCTCTGATTGATACCCTTAACATCTTCTTGATAAGTAGCCTTACCAACGAAATCACGATTGACCAGCTCACGGACTGCTGTCGCTTGTCTCGTGCTCTCCTCACGAGTATAGCGCTGTAGGGCTTCCTGTCGCTGACCGTCTTTATTTACATATTCCTGAATAGCTGATAAATCGGTTCGCAAGCCCTGAGCTGTCCGCTCAAAGGTAGCCTTAGCTTCAGTGATGAGACCATCAGCGTCCTCAGGCGCAGGACTCCAGTCCGTCGCCACACTACCGATTTCAACCTTGATTCCTGTTACCCAAGCTGTACCGCTTGTAGCACCTTCAAGATTGAATCGCAATGATGTCTTCAATTGATCAAAATTTGTTTTTTCAGAGTAGTCATAAGTGAATGTAATATATTTCCAATCTGCCGAACCTTTATACATACCAAGCGTAGCATAATCTGGACCACTCTGTACTCCGGTCTCACTATTTTTTCTAAAAAGATAATGTTTGAAGCAATTAAATACATTCCAAAAATTTCGACCTTGGACTACATTTTCGTACTTGACCCAAGCGCTAAAAGTAACTTTTTGATACAACCTTGAGCTGAAATCTGGTTCAATGTTGAACATTAAAGTAGAGTTGTTCTCTAGCCTATAGCATTCTTTTTGACCTGTGACGTGGTTTTCAGGTAATTTTTCAATTACAGCTCCAACCGTCTTGGATTTTATCCATAGATTCCGGCCTCCCACCTTCATTTTTGAAAATTCTTCACGCAATTTCCCGGCTTCAGATACAACTAAAGTCTTATCTGCTTTATCCTTGGTTGCGTTCAGGATTTCCTGACGGATAGAGCCAGCTCGCACCTCAAATTCAGCCTGACTCAACTTCTGATTTAGCTTGTTCTGCGTGTCTGTCTCAAGACTCTTCACAGATTGCCGGATATTCTCAGCAGTCACATTGAGTGAGCTGATATCGGCTTTGGTTCTAAGGCCTTCAGTCAGACGGCTTACACCAGCTTCGAGCGAGTTGGCTCGTTGTTTGAAGGTCGATTCTACTGTTGAAATCTGACCTTCTATATCTTCAGGAGCTTCTGAATAAGAAGTATCTACATCGCTTATTTCAAACTTCGGCATCCAAATCCAAATGGTTCCTTCCTGGTTGAAATTGAACAACCATTCATTTGTGGTCTGCTTGGATTCGTTTGTCCAACCTTTTGGAATATGGACAACATATCGTTTAATTTCTGTCGACAATGTCACATTTCCAGTTTTATATCCGATATTCCCTAATCGAGATCTTAGCATTATTCCATTTTTATTTGCCTTAGCATAAAAACTAATGGTTACATCTTGATTAGTCGTACTTCCGGGAATTACTTTCCCGAATTGACCCAGAGCTGGATAAGTAACCTTGGGATTCCCTCCATCACGGCCAGATGGATTCAAACCTATAATTTTAAGAGCCTTGTGTCCAAGATACTTACTTTCGCTATCGATAGTAGCCGTATATGTACTCGTTGTCCAAATTCCTGTTTTTGAAATATCCTGCTTGAATAGTGAGTTCAAGAATAGATTTCGACCGGATGCCTGCACACTCGCTATCTTACTAGAGAGCTCCTCAGCTGTCTGCGTGAGTTCTGACTTGCTGGCTTTATCTTTGGTTGCATTCAGGATTTCCTGACGGATAGAGCCGGCTCGCACCTCAAATTCAGCCTGACTCAACTTCTGATTTAGCTTGTTCTGCGTGTCTGTCTCAAGACTCTTCACAGATTGCCTAATATTCTCAGCAGTCACATTGAGTGAGCTGATATCCGCTTTGGTTCTAAGGCCTTCAGTCAAGCTTCTTACACCAGCGTCGAGTGAATCAGCACGCTGTTTGAAGGTAGATTCAACTGTTGAAATCTGACCTTCTATATCTTCAGGAGCTTCTGAATAAGAAGTATCTACATCGCTTATTTCAAACTTCGGCATCCAAATCCAAATGGTTCCTTCCTGGTTGAAATTGAACAACCATTCATTTGTGGTCTGCTTGGATTCGTTTGTCCAACCTTTTGGAATATGGACAACATATCGTTTAATTTCTGTCGACAATGTCACATTTCCAGTTTTATATCCGATATTCCCTAATCGAGATCTTAGCATTATTCCATTTTTATTTGCCTTAGCATAAAAACTAATGGTTACATCTTGATTAGTCGTACTTCCGGGAATTACTTTCCCGAATTGACCCAGAGCTGGATAAGTAACCTTGGGATTACCTCCATCACGGCCAGATGGATTCAAACCTATAATTTTAAGAGCCTTGTGTCCAAGATACTTACTTTCGCTATCGATAGTAGCCGTATATGTACTCGTTGTCCAAATTCCTGTTTTTGGAATATCCTGCTTGAATAGTGAGTTCAAGAATAGATTTCGACCGGATGCCTGCACACTCGCAATCCGACTAGCTAGCTCCTCAGCTGTCTGCGTAAGTTCTGACTTGCTGGCTTTACCATTGGCCAAGTTGGTCAGTTCTGACAGTCTACGAGTCGTCGTCTCCTTATACGTCGCTTGCGCTGACTTCACGCCAGCCAGTTCATTCTTAGTCCGGCTAAGTGCTTCAGCTTGCTTGGCAATCTCAGCTTCAACCTGTGCTTGCTTCGGTCGAATATCATTCACGATAGTCCGTTTCAGAGCGTCCAAGTCACCTGACAGAGCCGTTTGTGCGCTCGTAGTCTGCGACTTAAACGCTTCAAGTCTAGCAACAGAATCCAGCCCAATCCGCTTGGCTTCCTGAGCAAGAGAGCTACTTGCGCCAGCATTTCGCAAAGCTTCCTCAGCCTTGCGCTTAGTTTCTTTCAATGGCCCGTTGTCAAAGCTATTAAAGCGCTGATTGATAGTGTCAGACAGTTCTCGCTTGACTTCTTCCGCCTTGGCCTTGGCAAGTTCAATATCGTCAGAAATTTCCTGTCTAAGCAATCCAGCCTTATGATCAAAGTCTAAGTCAGCATTTTGAAGAGCCTTTTCAAGGGCGATTTCTTGTGCAGATTCTGTCACTCCAAGAATTGCATCGGCTGCGCTAGATAGGCCACCAGAAGCTCTAGAACCACCAATACCTGCCTTATCATCGAAAGTCAGAGAGATGTATTCTTCTTTTAAGGCATCGAACTCATAAGCAATAGCTTTCTTGAATGCATCGACATTATGTTTCCAGCTCTTGAGATTGACCGTGTCGCCCATATGGACCACTTGCCCATCAAGTTCATAAGCTTCAATCTTGATAGCATCAGAGACCTTGTCAATTCCCTCATTTGAGAACTTAGACTGTGCCCACTTCTGCAACTCTTCAACAGTTTTAGCATTGTTGTTCTCATACTCTTTTTCATTGATATAAGGATATGAGTTGATAAGAGGACTATCAACAGTCACTCTGATAGTCGTTTCTTTTTCAGCACCTTCAGGTTTAAAAGTCGACTTTGCGTGAATTCTTGTGACAACATTCTGACTGTTTTTTGTGCGTTGGTAGTTCTTCAGATTTTTGTGCGTTGTAATAACAACACCACGATTCTCCCCACGACTCTTCTTGACAGTTATCGCAAAGTTATCACGAACCAGCTCGCCTTCCCATGTACCAACAATGCTGTGCTTACCGTCCAGCAATATAGAGTATAGGGTTTCTGTTTCAGTCGTATTGAAGGTCCTACGGTCCTGGATATCACTGTTGAATGAGAAGTCTCCAAGAGCCGTTTTGGTGTTTTGTACCATGCGAGAAAGAGCCATGCCACAACTCTGACTAGTCACACTTACTGGTGTGATAGAACGTTGCATCACATCGTCTGAAATGTGATAGGCTGTGATTTCCAGATGATCATTGTATTCAACAGGTTTCTTAATGCGAAATAGCTGCGCACCAAGAACAGGAGTCGGCGCTTTTATCAACATATCTTCTTGGATGAGCTGATAAATACCAGAGTCGGAAATGGGATATTTCACAGTTAAGGTGAAATCACCATTCATGATCTCTTTAACAATCGCCGAAGTCGCTTCATGAAGTGGCTCCCCGTTCCATCGAACGGTTCTTACATCTTTATTAAGTAGATAAAGCAATTATGCCCACCCCCAAACCGTTTCGATTTCAATCGATTGAATACCTGGGCCTAAAACAACCCCAATATTCTTAACTTTCGCTGGATCAACTGTGATAAAATCCCCTGACCATTTGACTGGCTTCCCTGTTGTCGTTTTAAAGCTAGGATTGTCAGGATTATTAACCATCACAAGCGATTCTGAGAGTTTTTCAAGCCTAATGACCTGACCAGCGATTGTAAATGAAGTCTCAACAGCGCTCTGACCAACGATTGTGATTTTAGGAAAAGCAAGAGCAGAACCTTGAACGGTCAAGGTTCCACTTCTTGTCAATCTCTGTGTATCGGAGCCTTTAAAGTATTTTGTAGGATGGCAAGTGAAGGTTGCTTTGGTCATGTAAAGACCAGGTTGCACTTCTTCAAGGTCGCTCACATTGACCTTATAGCACCAAAGACGAGTTGTTTTGACTCGCTCACTCTCTAGCCAGAACTTTTCACGGATAAACAGACTCATAAATTGGTTCATCTGTTCTTCAGTAGGTTTGACCAAGTAAATCGTATAGGTTTTCTTGACCAATTCCCTATGTTTGTTCGTCTGAACGATTGCTCCACTGATACCACCATGCTCCAAAAGAGCTGTCTTGCTCTCTCCCAGAGCAATTGAAGGAGAATCATGGACAATGACTTTAAACGGAAAAGACGATGTTCTCACACCGTCAATCACAAGCTCATTATGCTTTATCATGTAAACCCTCCTCTCAATTGTGTCTTACGTTGCAACTCGTCAGCAATACGCTGAGCCACCTCATCAGCAATACGACTGATGTCGGCTTCTTCTCTGACAGTGTTGCCAGTAATGGTAATGTTAATGGTTGGTGAAGTTCCACCCATAGTTTGAGCGATACCTCGACCGATGGCTCCAAGCGTTTTGTCGTTAAGTGGCAATACTGCTTCATTCCCAGCTTCACCACCAACCATTATGTTATTACCATTCATTCCAAAGATAGTTGGTTTCGTCATGATACCGCCTTTGGCATACCATTCGATTCCAATACTTGGAACACCTTGACTCAACCAATCTAATGGATTGGCCGAACCACTCACGTAAAAGTGAGGTAGTGGGATATGTGGCCAGCTGATGTTGAAGTTAAACAATCCTTTGATGGCTTCAATAGCTGAAGAAACAGCATCCCTTGCACCATTGATAGCACTTGAAATGGTACTCTTGATACCTTCCCAAACACTTGATACAGTACTAGATATAGCATTTAACACATTTGAGACAGTGTCCTTGATGCTGTTCCAGATATTTGATACAGTTCCTGAAATGCCGTTGAGAATATTTGAAATATAACTCTGGATAGCTGAGAAAATAGTCTGAACAATGCTTTGGATAGCTTGCCATACAGTAGAGAATACCCCCTTAATAGTTTCCCAAGCGCCTGACCAATCACCAGTAATGATCTGCATAACTGCTTGGATAACACCAAGGACAACATTGATTGCAGTCTCAACAACGATCTTGATGATTTCCCAAGTTGTTGTAATGATCAGTTGAATGTTATCCCAGCCAGCTTGGAGCAAGGGGCCAAGTATATCCAGTATTGTACTGATGACCGTATAAATGGCATTCCAGACAGTCTCAGCACTTGCTCGAATAAGTTCCTGGTTCTCCGTCCACCAAGCAACAACCGTTCCAAAGATACTCATGACAAAATTAGAAATCTCTGATACGACTGCATTGATAACTTCAAGAATCGCATTCCAAACGGTCGTGACCGCATCTCGAAAACCTTCGTTAGTTTCCCAGAGGTATTTTACAATAACAATAATTGCAGCAACTGCAGCAGCAATTGCAATAGCTGTTCCAATAATTGGCAATGCGGCAATTATCATTTCTCCAATAGATATTTTTAAAAACTCAGCAAGGGCTTGCAACGATAAGAATATGGGGGCTATGACCCCTACAGCAGTCACAACTGTTCCTAAAATAACAACAAAATCTTTTACTGGAGCAGGTAAGGAACTGAACAGCTCAGCCACACCTTTCACAATCGTTGCCAAGGTTTGGAAAACAGGGATCATCATTTCCAGAAGAGGTTGACCAATAGCAGATAATGCATTGGTCCCAGCTTGTTTCAGATTCCCCATAACGTTTTCTAGGCCGTCTGATTCTCTTGCAGCCTGTCCAAGAGCTCCTGAGAGTTTATTTCCGTCTTCGACCATCTGAAGCAATGTCAATTGCTTCTGCGCTTCGCTCAAGTCCTTGAATGACTTTCCGTACAATTTATTTGCAGCTGCATTCCTAGTTGTCTCTGTCGCAGAGATTCCAAGAGCGGCATCGTTAGCAAAGTTTCCCTTCAAAAAAGATTGTAAGCTCTCTGTCACGCTCTCAATAGATTTGTCATAGAAGGCTGCACCGTCTGCTGCTGCCCTAGTTGCACGAGAAGTAAGATCCAAAGCTTCTGCTGTATCCAATCCTGAAGTTTTGGCAAATGAAGCCATCTGAGTGAATGATCCTTGCAATCGCTCTGGGACAATATCCATTTCCTGACCAATAGCATTCAACGCTTCTCTTGCTTGGGTTTCCATATCTCCGAAAACGGTAGTAAATTGAGCATTACTAGCTTGCATTTGAGCAGCTGCTTCTAACGCTTCTTTTCCTACTTCCACAAGCTTTTCTGAAATAGCACTCAACTTCTCACTAAACTGTTGAAGTAGTTCTGCCCTTAAATTTCTTGAGATTTCACTTAAACTTTCTTGAGTGCTATCAGCAGCAGACTTTGTTCCCTTCATCTCATCATTGAGATGATTAAAAGCAGTCTTAGCCTGATTTAGCTCAGCTTCCATCTTGTTGGCTTGTGTGGAGTTCTCACCAAATTCTTTTTTAGTGATTTCCAATTGCTGTTCTAGATTTGAAATCTGTTTACTTACAATCTCAGACTGGGCACCAATCTTTTTCTGAGCAAGAGCATTTCTCTCAGCTTCGCTAGCATTTGAACCTAAAGCACTTTCTTGCAGTTTGAATGAGCTTGTCACCTTTACCATCTCTGAAGCAAGTTGACTCTGCTCATTTTGCAACTCTTTTAATTGGTTCTTGTTGTTCTGAGTAGCACTCCCATTCTCATTAAGCGCCTGATTCACATTTGCAAGCTTACCCTCATATCCTTTTAGGACGTTTTGAGTAACTTCTACTTCACGTTGGAAAGCACGGTACTGGTCAGCACCGATATCGCCATTTTTGAATTGCTGTTCCACCTGAGACTGAGCTTGTCTCAAGGTTTCTAGTTTCTCTTTGGTCGTCGAAACTTGCTTTTGCAAGACCTCTTGCTTCTGAGTCAGGAGCGTTACGTTCCCTGTATCAAACTTCAATGCTTTGTCAATCTGTCTCAACTCCTGACTTGCATCAGTAGCAGCCTTATTGACATTTTTCAGCGCCTTCTGTAAGGGTTGCGTGTCGCCATCGATTTCAATTTTAATACCTTTGATATTTCCTGCCATATTTCCTCCTTTCTCAAAAAAATAGAAAAGCGCTGAGAGAACTTCTACCACTGATAATGCAGCCAGACCAAGGAACTTGGTCTCAGAATCGCTCTCTCAGCACTCATTTTTCTTTAAAAACTGTCAAAATCAGCTTGCGTGGCTTTCCGTTCGCCACCCTTATCCTCGCTTCGTAGATTCACATAATCCGTCTGATAATCCAGAGCCATTCCGATTGAAATGTGCTTTAGATCATCAATAGAAAGACCAGTTTCTTTACAGCAAGATAAGTAGGTTTCTACTGTGAAGATTTCTTCGCTAGCTGATTCTGATTCATCTGGTGCTTTTTTGTCGTCATGCTCGCATTCAGCATTTCCATCAATACAGGCCCAACTTCCTGAATCGGAAAGACTTCCATTTCCATGAAGAATTGTTCATAAGGCTTGATGTGAGGATTTGCAGATTTAGCAAAGGTCCAAAAAAGACGGTTGAAAAATGTCATATCAAAATCTGACAGCATCGAAATGTCAATATCAGTTGCAGTCAACTCTTTGTCAGTTTCCAGCTTGTTCAATTCATTCATGAATGATTGATTTTTCAACATTGAAAACAAATCTTGAAAATAATCTTTCCCAAATTGTTGCTTGTAAGCAATAGGAGTATAGCCGTTGGTCCCCAACTCATACTCCTGATCACCAACCAAAACGATTTTACGCATAGATTTTCTCCTTAAGCTGCAACCGCAGTAGGTTCATAGACTTTCTTGAACCAGTTGTCATACGCATCCTTGTCATCAGCTGATGTGATAGAACGCTTGACAACTGTATCCAATGGACGCGGGCTAGCTTTGAAACTAAGTTCACGTTCGTTGGTTGATGTCCCGTTCTTAGTTTTTGAGCCAAGAGATGGGCGACTGGCAAAACAGTAGTACATCACATAGCGAGTCTTGTTTTTGTCGCCTTCAAACTGGAACATCATTGCGAACTCTGTCAAGCTCGCATCTGCTTTTTCAGTCATAACACCAGTTTGAGGGTCCTTGATTTCACCAAGAATTTTTGTCGCAAATTCATCAATGATGTGTGGGATTTTAAGTTTACCCTCATATCCTTCGTTTGAATTCATGAAATGGTAATCCTTGTTGTCTGCTTTGATAGGGGTTGTTTCCCCTTTAGTATCAAGTATCAGCTCTATTGCTCCAGGAAAACGAAAAACATCGCCGTAAGTGATAACTCCATCTGCTGCAAGTGTCTTGATAGGTGCGATATGTACATTTTCTAGGCCAAAGGTTACTTTATTTTCTTGAGTCATGTCATTCCTCCTTAGTATAGATAGACTGTGTAAGACTTGACATAGAGTCTTTCAGTCTCGATAAATGTTTCTTCTTGAACTTCAAAAAAGAGCTTGTGGTTTGCCCACAGCTCTTCCAGACGTTCTTCCAAATCTTCATCCTTACTCTCAAAAGCCAGCTCAACTGTCACGCTCTTAATCTGATGATTAACCGTGTTGTCAGCTGAATTGATGACTGGACTTGATTCATAATAGACCAGGTAAGGTAGGTCAGGAGCGTTTCCAATTTTAAACGCTCGATAAGTGACAGGCAAGTTTGCCTGTTCCAAAATAGCAGCAAAGTCTGATAGCTTCATTTCCCAATCTCCTTGATTCGCTTCTCAAAGTTCTGAATTGCTTTTTCTTCAGCTGGCTTGATGTGGACGATACCAGCGACACGACCACCATTTCTTGAAAGGTGCCCGTTTTCAAGTATGTGAGTAAGACTTGCAACTGCGTTGAGCACAACAAAAGAGCCATTGGCCAACTTCTTCTTTTTCCAACTTCTACGATACTTTCCGTACCGTTTCGGACTTGTCTCTTTCAACTCATCCACAGTCTCATCAGCCACTTGCTCTGCAATCTTATCCACTTCTTCAGTAACCTCATCAGAGTAAGCTGCAAGCTCTTTCGCTATCAAATCAGCAAGGTCATTACTCATTTCAACACCTCTGACAAAGTCAACTCTAAAATTTCAGAATCAATAGGATAGGTTTTCAAGATATGATATTGCTTGCCTTCGAACTTCGCAAGCTCTTGATTCTCATACTCAAAATTTCGAATCTCAACGACCAAGCTCGGTTTAAGCCCTACCTGATTCGCCTGATAAAATTCAGAGCGAGTGACCCTCTTTTTGCGACATAAGAGAGTAACTTCAACATCTTCAGAGATTGGTTGTAGTAACTTATCCTTACCTGTTACTTTCTTGGAGATCAGTGTGATTTCATGATTCCACATTCTTGACCTCTTTCTTTGATGCTATCTGTAAATTATGCAGTCGCCACTGAAGGTGACGTGGCATATCCACCCCACCCTCATAACGATAAGCAGCATAGTCAACGATAAACATTTCATGGTCAGCACGCTCACCAACAAGCTCGATACCGAGATTATCGGTCAATTCAGTGATGACACTTGAAATGATTTTTTTTAACGGCTTGTCTCTCAAGTCGGTTGAAATACCCAACTTAAGCTTCAGCAACTCTAAAAGCTGACCTTGGTCCATGTCTATTCCTCAACTTCCTCAGCAGACTCTTCAGCAGTTTCCTCAACTGTTTCTTCCTGCTCAACTGCGGGCTCTTCCTTCACTTCTTTTGTTTCAGGCGCTGGTTTCTTAGGTTCATCATCTCCCAAAACCTCAAGGAAGATAGAGCCAGCAGTGTTAGCGCCAGTCAAAAGGCCATTGGTAAAGCTATCTGTTGGCTCATATCCCTCACGAGGAAAGATATCGCCAACAGCGTAGTCATGATTTTCAGGATCAGCCAAGTCCTTGAAAGGACGGATTACTTTATAGCTCATACGCTACCTCCTTAAGCTACAACATCAGTATATGTTCCGAAGAATCCAGCTTCTTCATCTGCTTTCTTAATATCCAAACGGATAAAAAGCCCAAGCAATTGTCCGTAAATGTCATTGTTCACCCATTTAACGGATACTTGAGAACGGTCAAACTCTTTGACGAACTCAGTAACATCTCCGATGAAGAATTTCATATCTCCTTCGTTTCCAAACACTGTGTCATCTACTTTGTAGATTGTTTTCCCACCAAATGAATAGCCAGTAGGTGAAGCCACATCAGTTTGAAGCATGTAGCGCCCATCTTTGTCCTTCACTTTGTCAAGCGCAGCAAACATTGACTTAGTTACAACGATGCTTGCTTTATAAATTGATTTAAGCTTCTTGTTGTAGATATCTTTAATACCATCAAATCCAGCCGCATCTGCTTGGGTAGCTGTTTTGAGGACAGCTGTAACTAATGACAATTCAGTGTTTTCACCTTGATTGAACACTTCGTCTTCAACAATGGACATGATGTCATAGTCTGCGTCGTCAATCATTTCTTGTGACACAGGGACATATCCACGGTAAGTCTTGATTGAATAATCAATCTCGCTGATTGCTGGTTTTCCGAGTTCTGGATTTGATTTCAATTCATCTGTTGAAACCATTACACCATCCGTTTTCTTGATAACTGGATATTTACCAGATCCACTATTAACTTTCACACGTTCCACAAGATCCAAAAGTGGATTACGTGTTTTATTAACAAAATGAGGTTTCAAAACTTCAGTAGGGATTAAAGCTGCGCTTCCTGAATCAGTAGTTTTCAAGCCTACAATGTCACGAGTTTGACCAGTACGAATGTATTTAGCTATTGCGTCACGTTGTTCCAATTTCTGTCCTCCACGTTTTTCTTGACTTGGGTAAGTCGGTGCTTTACGATTTAGTTCTTCAACTTGATTTTTCAAATCTTCGATTTCTTTTTCAAGTTGTTCTTTTTCTGCTTCCTTTTCATCCGATTCTTTTTGGATGTCTTCAAGGTTCTTTTCAACTGCTGAAACTTCTTCGTCAGTTCCAGCTTGTTCCAATTTCTTAGCTTCAAGTTCAGAACGCTTGTTCAATTCTTTGATTGATTCTTCAAGCTCTACAACTTTGTCTGCTTTGTTGCGCATACGAGCGCCCAAAATCAATAATTTGTTCATAGATTAAATTTCTCCTTAATTTCTTTCTTGCGCTTGTCTAGCGCTTCACGATTAGCACGCTTCTGACTTTCGAAGTCTTTTTGTCGTGCAGCAATTTCCGTTTGTGGATAGGCTGGGAAAGTACATGGACTCACTTCAAAGATTTCTAGCTCTAAGACAGTGTCCAAATATGAACCATCTTCACGTTCTTCCGTTTCGATTTTTACCGGGATAAAGCCAAAGCTACACCCTATAACATCTCCACGCTTGACACGGGCATAGGCCCCAACAGCTTGAGGATCATCCTTGTTAATGATGATATCTCCAAAAAGACCAACATCATCAACACCCAGTGTCAGAGTTCCGTTACCTGTTCGACCGAGAACAAGGCTATCATCATGGTTAAATAAAGCTCTGATATCAGCGTCTGTGACAGCTTTCTCAACACCAGCACGCTTGATAACTTCACAGTAGCCTGGCCACAATTCCGTCTCCTCGTCAAACTTGATAAAGTAGCCACTCAAAATCAAATCACCAGATTCTTCTTCTCTCGTTTGAAATTGAGTGGCACGATAGCTATTTCGCTTTTGCATTCTCTTCCTCACCTCCCTTCAGTTTATTTTGATCTCCTAGTTTCTCCTGAGGGAGAAAGTTTTCAAGAACAATCAACTCTTCCATCTCAGGATCAGGAGCCATCCCTAGCCAATCCCTCCACTCATTACGACGCATTGCAGCACTGTTTGCCATTTGTTGAGCAACAGCAGACAACTCCGTAATGTTGTAAGAGAAGAGTGAACGAGGATTTAGCTTGAAGTAACGATTGCTAGACAAAAGTAAGTCCCTGGTTAGTGTTTGAGTAATAGTGGTAGCAATACTCATGACAGTCGTATTTACAAAGTTGTTATACTCTGTCTTGTTGAACTCTCCTACACCCAAAATAAAAGCAGGTACTCCTAATAGACCTGCAACTGTTCTTTTATCCAATTCCACAGACTCGTTTAAAGCGATGTCCGTTAGACTAAGCGGTTTTACCTGCTGAATGTCCAGCAATGCCTCTGGAACAATCCATGGAGCGCCAACCCTGCTAGTACTCAAATACTTCTCAGCGATACGCTCACGCCCTTGCTCCGAATCTAGTTCAGCACTAGACGAGTCTACTTTAACGATAAGACTAGGAATATTCTTCCCGTTCATAAAGCTTTTTTTAGTCTTGGTAGCCATGTTCAAACTTTGAACCACATCTGTCAACGTCACCCTAAAACCAGTACCAATGTATGGAATATCTGGATCTGGATTGATGACGAAGTGGACTACTTCATCAGGGGAATATTCTTCACCCCTAAATGAGATTACATAGGAATCCTTATCTGTTTGGAATGAAACCTCTCTCATCGGAAATGGTCTTAGATTAGAAATATAATCCGTAACAGGTTCATATTCCACATGTAGGACAGAGTTCCCATCGCCATATAAAAGCAAATCGCGCACAATCTTGAAAATCCATGACTTCCTTGTCATGTGTTTACACGGATTGATATCAATCTTTCTAGCAAGCCCATCACGGATTCTGATATCACCTTTATCTGTATTCTCCATCAAGTGGATGGTCATATTAGAGACCAAATCAGCAATCTTATTAACCGCTGTCACCACATCTGGATTTCTGGCCAAAGGTACATACGAGTCCATCAGGTTTGACAACCCTAAATCTGAATGACTCAGCATGTTGATTGACTTACTTGGCTTGTTTCGTTTCCAAAACTTTTTAAAAATACCCATGTTTCCTCACCTCCTTTCTAACGAAAAGTATTTTGAAAAAGTGAATCAAAGTGTTTATTTCTTACGATATTCTGACTGACATCAATTACCTGTTTTTCCCATTTTACTGTTTCAGCCATCAAATCTTTCATATGTCTTTGACGAATAGTTACTACTTCCTCGTTTAAAATTACTTTAACTCGCCCTTTGTTGATCAGCAAGTTAATTTCATGTTCTGATAATACTATTTCATTCATAATTCACCTAATCAAAGAATCTCATCACATCACCACCCTTGCCAAGATTAGCAAGAGCCTGTATACAAGCAAAGACGCTGGCATCAAACAAGTCAATCCTTGCAGTCCCACCGTCTCCATCTAATTTCTCATATTGCACAGCATCGTCCACCTTTTCAATTGCTCTAACATTGCTCACACAGTATTCGTAAGCATCAGAATGAAGATAGTAAAATTCTTTATTCTTAACTTTAAACTCAATCCGTCTGAATCCCTCTGATTTCAGATAAAAAAGCTGAGGTTGGTCAATCATCTTGAACCGAGCTTGTTTCATCTTCGTCAAGAACTCACGGCCAAACTTCCTATCCATTCCGACAGCAGCAATCTTGAACCCTTTCTCCCTCATCTTGATGAACCATTTGACGATATCATCATAGAGGACGGTCGGAGTGTTGCTCATCGTCAACCAACCGTCAGACTGCCACCCAAAGAGTGGAATCCCGTCATCATTAGCTTTTTTCTGAGCATTAATCCGAGGGAAGAAAGCATGTGTGATACAGATATCAACGTCTTTCTCACCGTCATGATAGACACCATAGAGAGCAGCAGCTGTTAAGTCGTGCAATCTTGACAAGTCCGCACCACCATACCAACGAATAGGCAAACGTGCCAGCTCTTCTAAACTCCAATCGTAGCAACTATCCGACGCAATAAACTCATCAGGATTAAAATAAGCGTTCATAGAGTTAGTGAAGATATTCAAGGTCTTATTGAAAAACTCATTTCTTGTCTGAGGATCATTCATAGCCTGCTCTGCTTCTTCCTTGAGAGCCTTGAGCGAAACCGTGACACCCCATGACGGATTAGCCATCTTGAGGATATTCTCGTCCAGATAGTTCACCACGTCCCCATCAGCAGATTGATTAGCCTTGCAGATGAAGATGAAAAATGAATCATCAGTGACTAATTGCTTGAGCACCTTTTGACAGTATTTCAGACGGTTAGCAAGGAACCCGGTAGGAATATCCCCAGCCGTTGAGATAACAAAAAGCATACTGTTTCTGTATGCTGACATTGTTTTTTTCATAAGACCATGTTTCTTACTGTTCCTCATTGTGTGAGCTTCGTCCAAGATGATAACATTTCCGTTCAAAGAGTCCAGACGGCTCTCATCATTCGCTAAAGCCTGTATAAAGAAAGAACCTTCATCACCAAAATTGGCAGTGATAGAATGTTCTTGGTTATTATCCTTGATACGAATGTTCTTATCGTTCCAGCGTTCAACGTTGAATCTTAAAAAACCAAAAGCTTCCATCGCTTGCTTGACTGAGTTAGCAACGATATAGCATTTGGAACCGCTATCTGTATCTAATATCTGATAAGCAAGTGCGATTGCAGCAGTAAACGAGGTCTTCCCATTCTTCCGAGCAAGCATGATAAGCGCTTCTTTGAACCTGCGCTCATTCGTACCCTTGTAGTAAAAACCAAACAGATTAACTACAACGAAATGTTGCCACGGTTGCAAAAGCAATGGCTTGTTACGGATAGATACCGCAAACATATCATCGCCCTGCTGATGAACTATCACGTTCTCGATAAAGTGAATAACAAAATCCACCATATCCACATCCATCTCAAACGCTGGATTTTCTAAATCACGGAAAAAACGTTCAGCAGCAAGAATGTTCTCTTCGCAATGTTCTTCTCGTTGAGTTAAGACGTGTTGAGCGTATTCTTTTGCTTTATCAAGATTACCCATTGCCAGTCACTCGCTTCTTCTTGATTTCGTTCTTGAACTTCAGGACCTCAGTAAGAACTGACTCACCCTCTTGTTCTACTACCTCACCGAGCGACTTAGGATTCATCATCAACTGATTAGAGTAGCTGAGGATATCTTTCCTCAAAATTTCCATTGCTGTCAAGATTGGAACTTTGCGCTCATTCTCGGCACCAGCCTTATTGACGTAGGTGTCTGTTACTGGATAACCCATGTCAGCATAATCTTGAGCAAGTTTCTGATACTGGTATAACATACCTGCAAAAATGTCAATGATCATTTCGAACTCTTTACGATAAGTTCCCAAGTCTTTCATCTGCTTGACCACTTTTGACTTAATCGACTTTGCTGTAATTGGTTTAGCCAAAAACTACCTCCTTTCGTCAAAATCGCTTAGTTTTTACCCCCTTTTTGTTTGAAGGCCCCCGACTTGGAAAAAGTTCCCTTCACCGGTACCCTACTGGCCAAAATGATTTTTCAAAAAGAGGGGGGGATTAAAAATTTTCATTTTTCATTTTTGAAAAAATTTAAAAATTCTTTTTTTCTTTTTTTCTGCCAATACAATCCTTGGTTGATTACTCTATCGTTCACTCTATCATGAAACGTATTATGTTTCTTATTCGTCAATGGCAAGCAATTCCATTCAACAAATTCAAGCTCAGGATATTCAGACACAGGAAAGATATGATGTACCATTTCTGCTTGAACAGAAATTCCGTAACGCAAACTTTCTTGGCAAAGATAATCATGCTTACGCATTATCCTATCACGGAACTTCTCCCACTTCTTAGATTTCAAGGATGGTCTGATAGGTTTGTTATACATCTCAAACCTCCTTTCTCAATGCTAAAAGGGACAGGCCTTTGACCTATCCCCTCCTCATACAAGAAATCTATGCTACCATAATAAACCTTTTTTTGTGAGACTTCAAGATGTCTTTTGTCTCATTCTGATTCTTTAAAAAAATTATTCCATTTTACTAGTATGGCTGTTAACGGCATATGCATTCCATTTACAAATGCTGTTTGAGTATATCCAACAATTTCAAAGCCAACTTCAGGATTGGCATCAATATCTTTATTTAATTTCTCGAAGGCCTTTTCTCCAAGAAAATCATCACGGTATTCTTTTACCATTTTTCACCTCTTGTAACTATACCAATTTTATCCCTCACTTTCACATATCTTATATTTTGTTAAACTCACTCTAAATCTCAAACCCTTACTAAGCATGGGTTTTAAAGAGTTTCATTTTTTTAGTTTATGCTTAACTCATTATGTGAAAGTAATATCTAAAAAATTAAATGACAAAGTTCCGTAAAGCATCATCGAGCTCTGCTTGTTCTATCCCTATGTATCTCAGGGTAATTGCAGGTGATGAGTGATTGAACATTTTCTGTAATGTCCCTACGTCCTTTGTCTTGTTGTAATATTTATAGCCGAATGTCTTGCGCATTGTATGTGTGCCAACATTATCAATGCCAAGTTCTTCAGCTGCTTCATGTATGATTTGATAGGCTCGCTCACGAGTGATTGCTTTATTCTGACCTTGCCTACTCTTGAATAAGAAATGATGAAATGGTTTGCCCTCGACATATCTCCTCATTTCTTTCTTGAGTTCTTTTGTCATCCGTCTTGTTATCTGCTTGCCAGTCTTCCGTTCTCTCAGTTTGATGTGCCAGCCTTGAACATCTTTAACTTTCAAGGTAAGTATATCTCCGACTCGCAAACCAGTATTCAGGCCTGTAATGAATAGCATATAATACATCTCATTCCACTCTCTAAGATAATCTTTCATTGCCTGAATGTCGTCATTATCTTTTATCGGTGATACAAATTCCATATTCTACCTCCTTTCCAAAAACAAAAAGCCAGCATTTGCTGACTCTTGACGATACTTCTGTTGGACAACTTTTTGACTAGAATTAAGGATGACTCCTCAAGTGTGATGTGTGTTTTTGTTTCAGAAGTTCATGCTATCATAATAGACCTTTTTTTATGAGACTTCAAGATGTCTTTTGTCTCAATCTTATTTACAACTCACCTTTCAGTATAGCGTACTGTTCTAAGATAATCCTTCTACGTCGATAGATTGTAGCTTTGCTCATGAATTTCTGTTCTGCTATTTCTTCCCATCTCAGTTGAGGATATCTCCAGCGCAGATTAAAGATTTCCTTATCTTCATCAACTAGATTGATCAAGAGTTTGTTAATAATAGCTTTGAACCCTTCGAGAAATTTTAAGGTTGGATCATCTGCGATTCTGACTGCGATAGTTTCGGTAGGTTTGCTTATTCCTACGCTGGGACTACTCTGAGCATCTGGGTTTCGAGTTTCTAATTCTAGCCTTCTCAAATCTATTGTACGTTGAATGTTTTGAAATTTGAAAAGTTCTCTGTCTAATGTTTTGAGGTCTTCGTCGCTCAATTTTTTCAATTTCCACCTCCAAGTTTTTAAAAAATGTAAACTAGATTTTCGTAGACATTGCCGGTGATTTCCTCGTCTTCAGTCCACGCATACTCACTTAGCAATCCCTTTAGATATATGGAAGGCATTCCGCCTATGAATGTGCCACCGTATTCTTTTTCTAAATATACTTCATGGAGACATCCTCTTGTACATTTAACGATGTCACCGATGAATACCTCCTTGCCGTTCTTGTCTCTGAGACCTGTTGATTGTCCTAATGTTGCTGGATTTACAGGACACCAAGAACCTATAGTAATGTATTGTTCATTGGCTTCTACCACTTCGTTGATAATAAATGCTCTTCCTCTATCTTCAATTAAATGTCCGTATTGCCATTCTCCTTTGCTTTTTTCGTCAATGGATAACCCTCTAAATTTTGGTATCATGCTAACACTCCTTAAATAAACAAACTAGCTAACCATATCAAAAATGCACATGTAATGATTTTTGAAATACTGCTTTTTACCGCATACGAATAATCCTCTTCAGATTCTTTTTTGCTAGATAACACAGGCCAGATGAAAGATAGTAGTGCATCCATCCCTAATGCTTGCCAGACTGTAATTTTACCAACTGGAACAATTGTTGTGATAATCTCATTCCATCCATACTGAACTACAAATGGCGATACAACGATTACAAATACCGCCCCAATAATGATTCCTAGTCTTTTCATTTTATAAATCCTCCTCTTTGACGAAAGCACCATCAATCCAACGACCCTACCGTTTTCTAAATCACGGTCAATAAACCATTGTTTGACTTTCTCTATTGTGTTCATGATAACTCCTATCTCTTCGTTAATTTTGGTAAAATCTCATTCACGATGAATATATAATTAGGTGCAAGAGTTGCTTTTAAAACAATTGCAATAACTAATGTTATCAAACTTGCGCTTGATGAAATGCAACTAATTTTTAGTGGTATTTTTAAGTCCTTTCTTTTCCGTTCAATGCGTTCTAATTTAATTTCTTCCTCGGTTTTTCCTGTACGTATATCATAGGAATAAACAAAACCACCATCGTATGTAAAATATATGAGAGTTAAAACTGCTAAAACTACTGCAGAAATACTAAATATTACAATTGACATGATTTGAAAAAGACTGAAGAGATCATAAAACATCTTTTCTTTAACGAACATTTCATAAATCTGTGGTGCATTCCCTTTAAATGTTGTAAGCAAAGAACTTACTTCATCAACAGTCATATTTAGCATTTTTGCTAAAGCTTGTAAAATATCATCCATTAGAGTAACACCTCATCCCCTACTCTGATTTTCTCAAACTGCTCTTTCGTAACTACGAAAATCCCATAGTCTCTGATAGTTACTGTATACAACTTCCCATGCCGTCCTTTTTCAACGACACGCCCGAATATCTCAGCGCCAGCGTTATCAGCTTTATAGACAACCATCGGCTTTTTCTCTTCCAAATCTCGAATCCTGTCCATATGCCAGATGTTCAATCCGGCAGAGACAAGAATCCAGATAGCTATGAATCGTCTCATATTACCACCTCATATATAAATATTTCGTATCAATATCTTGTTCTAAAATACACTCTTTCAGTGACTTTAAAACCTCCAATGCAACGCTAACTGTTCCCCATCTATTTTCAGGTTCATACTGCACATACTTTTCAGGGTACCGTTCTAGTTCAGAGATACCGCGTTGAATGTTATCTAAAACATCAGCGATGTTGTACGTAGTGTCTTGATCAAAATCCCAGTTCATAGCAACTCTAAACATTCTTCCAAGATTGTAGGTCGGAGAACTATATTTAGGTTCAGCGATACAAATATAATCTCCACTCTCTATTTTTACTAATATTTCCAAATCATAACTCATCTACCTGATTCCTCCGCATTATACTGCAACCATACTAAGCATTCATATAGATCCCTTGCTTGCCTTTTGATGTTGCTTAATGATAGACTGCTCAATTTATCATCATTTTGTAAGACTTCTATCTTGAAATTTGAAATAGCAGCAGTCAATTCTTTTTCTTTTTTTAAATTTTCACTACATGACATCACTCCACCTCCTCAAAATAACTATGAAATTTACTTAAATTGACAATAGCGACCTCTTCAACAGAATGCTTTCCGATGTCAAAGTCTGGATCATTCTTCCCAAACTCTTTTTCTATAGCTTTTTCAGCCAGAAAAGGCAAATCGAATATACTTGCCCCATTTCTTAAAGCGAGCGCTTGACCGTATTTGTTCACTATTCGATACCCTATATCAAACGGTCTGATTTCCCTTGGGACTTTTATGCATTTACTTTGATTCTTCATTCCTTCTTCAAGCGTTTGTATCATACTCAACCTCCTCAATCTCAATCCCTGGACAATCAAACACCCAGCCGACCCCTGCTTCTTCTAGTTGTTTGCGAGTAAATTTTGTAGCTAGTCCGCCCATAGAGAAGAATAGTTTCTTATCCATAGCATTATAATATAGCGGTTGTTTTGTTGCTTTCGTCACTACTGTATACCGCTTCTCTTCCTCGACCTCGTAGCCGTCAAGCCATGCTCTAGCTGCTAAATCAAATGGTAGTTCTTGCATAAACCATTTACCGACTTCATCGTTCGTGAAATTAAATTCGAAGAAGTCTACCACGTCTTTACAGGCTTTTCTAGCTTCCTCAATCCAATCAGCCACACACTGCGGAACTATGACTTTTTCACGTTCAACCATACCCTCAATTTTACCTTGCTCGTAGCCCTCTCGCCATTTTGCATGACTAAAATCCTGTTCAAATTCGCTCATGATAGCCTTTAACCAAACCTCTCTATCATGCAATGGCAATTCTCGCAATCGTGCTAGTATGTTCTTTACGTAGCGTGGAGCTTCATCTGCGTGACCTATCTCTGGTTCGTCTAGTTGTTCAAAGATTTCTTTTACATCCTTCCACCAAACTGCATAACCTTGAAAATTCCCAATTATTGTTCTTCGTTCCTCTAATTTTTTAATCAATTCCTGCTTATTCATCTTAGTTTCCTCTATAAATCAAATAAACTGCAATAACTACCTGAGCCATGCTTGGCGAATAGCCAACCCAATCATCAAACTCCTTAGATTTTGGCAACCAATCCTTAGTAGCTCCCAAATCATAGTCTGTAGGCTTTTCATCAGCGAAGATGCATTCCATCGCTCCCATAAACGTCATACCATCTTCTGCCATTTCCCAAAAATAGTCCGCCCGGTCTTTCACCGCTTGTGGTAAATCTTGCTTGGGAGGTTGCGGCTTCCCGTCTTCTACCGTCCAGTTGTATACTTCATTAACTTTTTGCTTTAACTCTTCCATCATCTTCCAACTCCTCCAATTTCCGTCTCAATTCTTTATTCTTTTTCCTCAACAAATCGCGCTCCAGCGCTCTAATCCGTCTCTTGCGTGCATCGCACGGCTTCGAATACTCGATTATCTTCTCTTCGTTTTGCTCGATCGTGCGTTTCAGTCCGTCAATCTCAGCCTGTTTATCGTACTTCATCTTCTAAAAATCTTTCAATAGCTTCTCTGTAGGAGACTTCCACCAGACCGTCTAAGTCGTTCAGGGCTTCAATATAGTCTGGACGCCCTTGCCCATACTGCTTTTTCAAAAACTCAACAAAGAGATGAATTTCCTGATAGGTTACTCCAACCATATTTCTTACCTCTCCTTTCTTGCTGCACGTTCCCCGACTAAGTAGCCGAGAAATAGCCACAGAATAGCCATTCCAAATTCTTTAAAAAGTTCAATCATTTTCTTCTCCCTTCATTTGTTCTGCATCTGTAAATGATTCCATTGTCTTAATAATTTTTTCTAACATAGATTTATGTAGAGTGATGTAATTATTTCTCTTCACTTGTTCACAGAAGATACAAATTCGTTTGCCAAGATAATTACATTTTCCGGCTGAATGGTAACTTTCATCTGACTCAATTTGTTCTTTATTAGCTGAACTAACAAGAATTACTTCATCAGATTCTTTCCAATCAGAAATTCCCATACATTTGTGAAGATTCTCAAATGCTAGATCCATTAAAATATTTTTAGCCATTATTCTCCTCCTGAAAAAGTCGCTAAATAGTAACAATCCTTAGAGCCGTAGTCAAATCGTGTCGTCCGCTGACCAATGTGCTTCTGAAATCTTGGATGAGTGATAGCCGAGAAAGCCCACTGATGATCTTCCATCTGTTCAATGAGATCATCGACATTGTCAAACGTTCCAAGGTAAAACTTGCAGTGCCCGTTGTAGACGAAATAAAGCTCTAACATCACTCCACCTCGACAGGGTAGAAGTTCCCAAAGGAACCTCTCAATGCCTTGCTAACCTGTAAGGCTGCCGCCCGAGAAATAAACCGCATGGCTTTCTTCTCCTCGGAACACGAAATATCCAAGCCAGTCACACTGATAATTGCAGACCTTAGAAACGGCTTATCCTCTCTTGTCCCATGCTTTAAAATAAACATCAGCCACCCCTATTCTAAAAATATTGCTTTCGCTTGTTTGTCAAATCATTGAAAACCATCAAATGGTCTTTATCTACACCCTTCATTAGTCTGGACATGAAAGGTCTGCCATATCTTTTTTGAATATCGGCAGAAATCAAATTTGTGGTAATGATTGTGTTTGAACGCTTATTCAAGATATTGTAGAGAATAGTAAATGACCATTCGCTATCTTTTTCCATTCCTAAATCATCCAAAACCAAGAACTTAGCACTAGCAATTTTATTGACCAGAAACTCTTCCTGACTAAAATCAGCTTTAATCTTCATCAGCAAGTCAGTTACGTTAATAAAAATAGCAATCTCTTTCGTGTACTCAGATAGAGCCTTAACCATAGCAAAAGCCAAATGGCTCTTACCTGTTCCAGCTTCTCCTTGTAACACGATGTTGTTCCTAGCACCCTCAGACCACTCACGACAAATCCTCTTTGCAAAAGCTAGCTTTTCCGCTTCTTTTTCGGTTGGTGTTTCAAAATTGTCCAAAGTAGCATTTTTCAAAACTTCATCATAAAGAGAGAACTTTTCAAGATAGTATTTCCTCTCTCGCTCATTCTCAGCATTAGCCAGTTCATTCACTCTTTCCTGATTTTCTTCATGAATCCGCTCAGATTCACACATGCGACATACAACACTCTCGGTCCTCAATATCTTTATCAAAGGGATGTTATGCTTTTCGCAGAACTCTTCTTGTTGTTCTGTATTCCTACGATAAGATAAGGCGATTTCCTCAAACACATTGTCTACCATACTAGCCGACCTCCGCATTCATGCCAGCTAGCCATTTCAGACAAGCAGGCAACCACTTGATGAATTGGTTGGTCTGCTAAAAGAGTTTTCTTCTCGTAGCTTAACGGATAATAGTCAATCTCGAATTGTTCAATTAGTTCTAGTACCCCCATTCGTCCTTGGCCTCCTGTTCTTCTTTCTTATCCTTGTTCTTCTTTTCCGATTGACGAACCTGTTCAACAGTGGTAACATTGTTCATCTGCCAATTTCTTAAAATCCCACCAATATATTTGATGTTCGGCTTTCCTGAGTTAATAGCAGTCTTCAATGCTTCTTTCACCAAATCCACATCATTCTCATTTAGTAGATGGTTGATTTCTTCAATTTCAAATCCAGATAAGAGTCTACGAAACTCAGATTGAAAAAGTTCTAAGATATTTTCTTCACTACCACTACTAGTAGTAGTTATTCTTTTCTTATTCTTATCTTTATCTAATCTATTCTTATTCTTATCTTTATCTTCTTCTAGTGCGTTACCGTCCGTTACTGTAACGTTACCTGTAACGTTACCAAGAGCAAGATTTTTCTGTTTTTTACGGTATTTGGCTACACGGTTACGTGTCTGTTCCTTGATTTTCTCCATTCCGTCAACGTTTTGATGTTTTTCCCAATTTGGCAAGCTAATAATACCATCGATAATCTCAATCATCCCAAACTGTTCAAAAACTCCAATAGCCATTCTTACTGTATTCAATGGTCTACGAAAAATAGTAGCTAACATTTCATCTGTATAGTGAACCTTATCAGTCATCATCAACAAACCATTACTGTTATGTTTTCCAGCAAGTGTCAAAATCTTGAACCATATCACTAAGATGGCATCAGGATCAGGCAAGGCATCAATCAGGCAAATCTTTTCATCGTCAAAAATATCGGTTGTGATTTTTATCCACTTAATTTCAGACATACCTAGCACCCCACTTCCTACGGTTAGCGCGATACTTCATCCGCATATCTTCATAGATGTACCTGCCTTCCAGCTCCATTTTTTCAATCTTTAGCAGCTTATTTTTAAGGGTCACATAACGATAGTCCTTTGCTAGTTTTTCATAGTCGGTTAGGTATTCTTTGACTAGTAATAGATTTTTATAATCGTTTTCCCATATCGTAATAAAATGTCTTGAAGTTGATTCCCTTCCTTCCAGTTCTTTAACAATCATAATCAGGTTATCCAGCCATTCAATCAATTCTTGCATTTCCTGACCTCCTCATTACAAAAATCTGATTGCAGACTGTTTAGGTTCTGGCAAAGCTAACGGCTCAGGACGCAAGCCTACAGGCGGTTCATTGTCGTAGGTAAAGCCCTTGAACGGACGACGAATATTCTTGCGGATTTCTTGACGTTCAGCCTCTCTACCACGTTCGTAAGCATGGTTATAGCCTCGAATAATCATAGACGCAAATTCTTGCTCTTCTCGTCTTTCTTCTTCCTTGCGTTGTTCCTGCAATTTGATATGACGGCAAGCCCCTGCAAATCCAAGCAGTAAGGCTCCAACCCCCATCAACTGGTCTAAAATCGGTGGTTCAAACATTTTTATCTCCTTATCCTCTTTTTGTGCTATAATATAGTCAAATAATTTTGCTAAGACCTTGTCCAGAAGCCTTTTAGTAAAGTTATTATATTTGATTAGAGAGCCATTCTTTGATGGCTCTTTTTGACCATTTCTTACCAGGTAATTCCTTTGGAAATCCCTTTAAGTAACGATAATTATCTGAAAATGTGGCATACTTAATTCCTAGAAATTCGCAGGTAGTGTTCACATCCATCAACTCTGGATAGTGATCACTATCTTTTTCTATTTCGACTAGCCTTGTGATTGTGTCCTTGATAATAGATTTAATCCATTCAGATAGTGAAAGTAGAACATTGTCCATCTTCTTCCCCTCCTACCCTTCGTCAAATGAGTTCAATTTCATGATTTTCATCTTGGTATTAGTGCTTGGCTCCCACGTCATCCAGTAAGCAAGAGCGGCATCCGCATGCTTCTTGGGTAGTAAGTCATAGCGACTGATATTAAAATGATCCTTGAAATCAATCTCAGCTTGTCTAAATACCGACTGAGCGAAAATCTTATCAGCATAAGCAGGACTATCAATACCACCTAAGCAAGCCACGACACGAGCTTTGCGCTTCTTCAGGAGCGACTGAGCATAGCTTGGATGAATCGGTTGCTCGCTCTTGAGGTAGTCGATATCTTCCAGCATGCTAGTCTGTTGCTCCCGCAATTTCTTCTGTCCAGTAAATAGAGCGATGAAAGCATCTTCATCCAAGTCCTCTCGGATAAATCCGCCTTGTTTTCTAATAGCTGGCAAGACCTCTGAAGTAACCCAGCGCTTAAACTCTTTCGCTTGAGGCAATTTGCTAGATAAGATAAGAGAGTAGAGACCAGATTCGTTGATGATAATAGTATTTTGTGTTCGTCCTAGATTATCGGTGAGTCCGTATTTCACGGAGTCATCTTCATCAACGTGCCGAGAAATTGCGTCCAGAGGTTTAGCGTATCCCAAGATATCCGCTACATCCTTCCCGACAAACCACGGCTCGTCATCAATTGTCAAAGTACGGACTTCCTGCCCGTGAAAGTTAAAAATTTCGTTCATAATATTCCTTTCTAAATTTGGTATAATTAAAATAAAAACACGAGGTGTATTATGGCTGATTTGTTACCTACAATCTTAACTGCGTTTGCAACAACTATGGCTACAAAGGGAGCTGAGGCTCCTGCTAACACTTTTAATGAAGCATGGAAATATGTTTTTGGTTCTCTTGATAGTTTCCTATTACGAAAAAATGAAAAACGTAAATATGATAATGAGAAGTACATTGAATCACTAACTGAGAAAATCGAACAAATACCTGTAGAAAATATACAAGAACCTAAAATGAGTATATTAGGACCTGCATTGGAAGCATCAAAATTTTATATCGAGGAAGAAGATATACGAGAAATTTTTGCATCACTATTAGCGGCATCATTTGATTCTTCAAAAAGTTCGTTATTGCATCATTCTTTTGTTGAAATTATTAAACAGCTCAGTCCTTTAGATGCTAGGAATTTGAAGTTTATTGCTCAAAGAAAACGATGTCCTGTCGCTAAGTATTTGCTGGAATTCGAAACAGGGGGTCAGAGCCTTTTAAAACCACTAATTTTTATTCCTCATGATGGTGAAATAGAATCGTCACTTGATAATTCAATGTTTGATTTTGATAGAAATGCTTCCTCTATTACAAACCTTGAAAGATTAGGTTTGATTAAAGTTGATTTCACAACTTGGCTTTCGAAAAAAGAAAAATACACATTACTTGAAAGCAACCCTTTAGTCACAGCTTATAAAACATCGTATATCAATGCTAAAAACAACGAAAATTTACATGTAGAAAAAGGGATTATAGATATTACACCTTTAGGTGAAGATTTCTATAATGTCTGTTTATAAAAACAATCTTTTGACTAAATTTTCAAAATGTGTTTTTAACCATTCATCTTGCTTGTCGAAAAAATCGGCAAGCCATTTTTTTATCATCTTTATTTGAATAGTCATCATCAGTATTGAAATTATTGATGATACTATGGCACTGAGTATGATTTCTCTCATTTTCCCCCTCCTACTCCTCAAATTTCTCCCACGATTCGTTGATTCGCAATTTTTTGTTGATACGAAGCTTCAAATCATCACTTCCTTTACCATCTTTGAAAAGCTGTGTGATGGCTGATGGACTAACTCCAACTACAATAGCTAGGTCCGTCTGCGACCATCCACGTTTTTCAATTCGCTCCTTTACGAGCTCATTCCACTTACGATGTTGTTGGCTCATGTGACCTCCTCCTTTTAATTAGTTAAGTTAAAGAGTTAGTAAATTATTTTATAAAATGCTTGACAGTTTTTAGCGTATCTGCTAAAATGAAAGCATAATTAAAAACCTTGATAAAACATTATATCTATCAACTCATTTTGCTCGCCAAAGCTATTTATTTTTAGATAAGTTTTAACTTCGTTTTTTACTAACTCATTAACTTACAAAAACTATTTTAGCGTAAACGCGAAATAATGTCAACTAATTTTTGCGTATTTTGTAAAATATTTTTTGTCATGTCTTAGAAAGGCTGATAAATCAATGTTTTCTACTTTTGAAATCGTAAAAGATTTATGTGAAAAACAAGGGATTTCGCTAAATACTTTAGAAGATAAGCTAAAGCTAGGAAAAAATTCTTTGTATGGGTTGAAAAGAAATCAACCGTCTGCTGAACGGCTGCAACAAATAGCCGACTACTTCAACGTGTCCACTGACTATTTGCTTGGTCGTACTGATAATCCTGCTATCGCTGGTGATTCAAAAGAGTATACCTGGCAAGGAAAAACCCTAAATGTTGAAGAAATGGCATCTAATGTCATGATGTTTGGTGGCCGAGAATTAACAGATGAAAAGAAGAAAATCATCCAGTCTATCATTGAAGGTTATCTCAAAGAAGCTGGTGATTAGAGGTACTGCTTAGTGACCGAAAAAGAAATTATAAGTCATTTTCAGGTTCACATTGTCGATTTTGACGGTGAGCTAATACCTGATGAACTTGGATTTTACGAAAAAGAAACCAATACAGCTTTCTTGTCTAATAAACTCAGCAAAAAAGAGAGAGTTAAGGTCCTACTTCATGAACTAGGACACAAGGATCACACACGATCAGAATACCAGAACGCTCGCTTACGCTGTGAAAACGAAGCTGATAGGAATATGATCCATCATCTCGTAAAAGACGCACTAGAAAGCTTAGACGACCCCAAAGAGTTTGATTATCTCAAATTCATGTCCTACTACAATCTTAAAACCGTGACAAATGAAGTCATGGTAAAAGAGGAATACTTAGCATTAGTAAATTAGAAATAGCATTGAAGATATTTATATAGAGGGGAAATATATGCAAAAGACCGTTGAAAAAATATTATTCAGAGTCGCTGGAGTGACAAAATATAAAAAAGCAGTAAAAGAAGCTTGCAATATGATTGCTGAAGACAATGGGATTCCAGAGTATTCAAAATACTATGGCGATTTATCAGCTAAGGAAATCAGGGAAGAAGTTGAAGAATACGGTCTAAAAGTTTTTAAATATCGAGATTTAGATATTTTTAATATTGAACTCATTCCAGAAACGGATAATAAATATGATCCCAATGCTATAAAAGTTTTGATTTTTGATAATCACATAGGATACGTCCCTGCAACAGTCTCTAAATCTATTCGTAAATATTTTGATGATGAAAGATATCATTTCCTAATAGAATGTGAGATAAAAGGCGGCCCATACAAAGAATGGGACGATTATGAAGAAAAAGTTGTCACAAATAATGATTTGGATGTTGGTTTTGAAATTTACCTTACCATTGTTGATTCTTCACAAAAAGAAGTAATTCAGAGCGAATCATCTGAGATAATTGATGATAACATTTCCAATAAAGAAGTTACGAAAACTGAATCTATTGAAACTAAAACAACTGAAGCTGAACATATTGAACAAAATATTGTTAGTGACAGTGTCGCTGATATAGTAAACGAGATTAATCTTTCAGAAACATCTCCTAAGAAAAAACTTCCTGCCAATAAAATCATATTTTCAGCACTGTATCTTTTCTTAGTCTTTTTTGGAGTTGTTGGTATTCCAATCGCTCCATTCCTTGCAGTCCCTTTGACAGCTTGGAGTTTGTATAAACTATACAAACTATTCAGAAAATAAAAAAGCCCCACAATCGCCCTCGCCAAAGTTTGATTGTGAAGCTTAGCCTTATAAGAAATCAGCCATTAAAAAGGCCTATTTTCTATACCCTATTTTACACCATGAAAGGGGTGATGTCAATATTCTCAATGTTTAGACCTTGTCCAGAAGCCGATAAACAAGGAGAATACAATGAAATATAATAAAACAAAATACCCAAATATCTATTACTATGAGACTGCTAAAGGCAAGCGTTACTATGTCAGACGTTCTTTTTTCTTCCGAGGTAAAAAAAGAGAAAAAAGTAAAAGTGGTTTCACAACTCTCCCTCAAGCTCGTGCAGCCTTTGTAGAGCTTGAGCAACAAATCCAAGAACAAGAATTAGGTATCAATACGAATCTGACACTTGATCAATATTGGGATATTTATTCTGAAAAGAGATTGTCAACAGGGCGCTGGAATGACACTTCCTACTACCTCAATGATAACCTCTATAAGAATCATATCAAAACCAAATTTGGTTCTATTCAGCTTAAAAATTTGGATAGAAATGAGTATGAACTCTTTATCGCTGAAAAGTTGCAGAACCATACCAGATACACTGTTCAAACCCTCAATTCCAGCTTCATGGCATTGCTGAATGATGCCGTGAAAAATGGTAATCTGCTCTCAAATCGCTTGAAAGGTGTTTTCATCGGCCAGAGTGATATCCCTGCTGCAAACAAGAAAGTGACTCTCAAAGAGTTCAAGACTTGGATAGCAAAGGCAGAAGAGATTATGCCAAAACAATTCTACGCTCTGACCTATCTGACAATTTTTGGATTGAGAAGAGGAGAAGTCTTTGGATTGCGTCCAATGGACATCACTCAGAACGACAGCGGACGGGCTATACTGCATCTTAGAGACAGTCGAAGCAACCAGACCTTAAAAGGGAAAGGAGGGCTTAAAACGAAGGATTCAGAGCGATATGTCTGCCTTGATGATATCGGAACAGACCTGATCTATTATCTGATAGCTGAAGCTTCTAAGATTAAGCGAAAGTTAGGAATTATCAAGGAACAGCACAAGGATTATATAACTATCAACGAGAAAGGTGGTCTCATCAATCCAAACCAGTTAAATAGAAACTTCAATCTAGTGAATGAAGCAACAGGATTGCATGTAACACCTCACATGATGCGCCACTTCTTCACGACTCAAAGCATTATTGCAGGGGTTCCGCTTGAACAATTAAGCCAAGCGCTGGGGCATACAAAGGTTTATATGACGGATCGTTATAACCAAGTTGAGGACGAACTTGCTGAAGCGACAACAGACCTATTTCTTAGTCATATTCGCTAAAAAAGTCCCCGCCAATTCCCCGACCAAAATCCGAAAAATACCGAAAAATATCGAAAAATTATTTTTAGAATAGTCCCCAAAAGCCTGAAATAGAGCTAAAAAACTCCACCTGATTGGGTGAAGTTAAGGGAGATTATTATGAAAAAGAAAAGTTTAGGATATTTGTTACAACAAGTTAGGAGGTCTTCTTGTAACTGTCTATAGTATACCCGACCTATCTTAAACAAATCTTAAAAATCTCTTAGGACCAAACACTTTCTAAAATATTTGTTTGTTCACGACCAGGACCTACTGAGAAAGTAGAAATACGAACGCCAACCAATTCACTCACACGACGAACATAGTTACGCGCATTCTCAGGAAGATCTTCCAAATTGCGAACTCCGGTAATATCTTCTGACCAACCTGGCAACTCTTCATAGATAGGCTTGCAACGTTTCAATTGCTCAAGACTAGCTGGATAGTAGTCAATACGTTGACCGTCAAGATCATAGGCCACACAGATTTTCACAGTATCCAAACCGCTCAAAACATCAATAGAGTTCAAAGAAAGGTTAGTAATACCAGAAACACGACGGCTATGACGCATCACAACTGAGTCAAACCAACCTACACGACGTGGACGACCAGTTGTTGTACCATATTCATGACCCACTTCACGGATACGTTCTCCCACTTCATCAAACAACTCAGTTGGGAAAGGACCATCTCCTACACGACTCGTATAAGCTTTACATACACCTACAACCTTGTCAATCTTGCTTGGACCGACACCAGAACCAATTGTCACACCACCAGCTACAGGGTTTGATGACGTAACAAATGGATAAGTACCTTGGTCGATATCTAGCATAACACCTTGTGCACCTTCAAAAAGCACACGTTTGCCATTATCAAGCGCATCATTCAAGATAACAGATGTATCTATCACGTATTTCTTGATTTGTTGACCATATTCGTAATATTCTTCAAAAATATCATCGAAAACAATCGCTTTACTGTCATACAATTTTTCAAAAAGACGATTCTTTTCAGCAAGGTTACGTTCTAAACGCTCACGGAAAATATCTTTATCTAAAAGATCTGCAATACGAATTCCAACACGAGCAGCCTTGTCCATATAAGCTGGACCAATTCCCTTAATTGTCGTACCAATCTTATTGTCGCCCTTAGCTTCTTCTTGCAAGCGATCCAACTCGATATGATAAGGCAAAATAACATGCGCACGATCAGAAATACGCAAGTTATCAGTTGTTACACCTTCCTCATGAAGATAGCTCAACTCTTTTACAAGAGATTTAGGATTTACAACCATACCATTCCCAATGACAGATATTTTTTCAGGGAAGAAAATCCCAGATGGAATCAAGTGCAACTTAAATTTCTTACCGTCAATCACAATCGTGTGACCAGCATTATCACCACCTTGGTAACGTGCAATCACTTCTGCATTCGCTGAAAGGAAGTCTGTAATCTTCCCTTTACCTTCATCACCCCATTGGGTACCTACAACAACAACTGAAGTCATAATTTTGTCTGAGCCCTCAGGCTCTTCCTTTCTCACATACATGGCAGGACTCTCACCTGCAATTATATCTTACAATTTATTATAATAAAAAATCGCCTTTTTATCAAGAAGAAACAATAGAAAGATTTGCTATTTCCAACTATTAAAAAATGATTTAGAAAAATTACTAGCTATTTACTATTATCTTTCCATAAAAGAGTAAATTAGTTCGGAAATTTACTAAAATTACCTCAACAAGAAATAAAACCCCGATTCATTACCAATTTTTCAAGATACAAACGATAAGCAACACGATAATGGTAAACGATAAAATCCTTACGACAACCAATGCCATATCTCACTAAATAATAAATTAAAAATTTAAAATGAACATGTTCCCAGTCAAAATTATCACCAAATGTAGGACCATACTCTTCTTCAATACTATCATAGAAATTAGTCATCTGCTCATAAATTTTTTGTAACATAATCAAATACTCCTTTTCTTTTTTATAAACTTATTCTAACAAAAAATTTTACACATTCACTATCAATTCCTGAATTGTTAAAATACCAGCCTCAACAAGATAAAAATAGGAAAAGTTGACAAAATAGAAACAAATTTGCTACCTAAATTTCAAACGATTAAAGTTCTAAAAAGACCGCCTTAAAACTTTTGGGTAAATCCTATTAGAACTATAATATTTATATATATGTATTATGGTTCTGATTTTCTAGTATAAAAAAATTCAAACTAGAATTCTTCTTAGAAAAGGCCGTTTTAAGTGCTATCATTGCTCAAAAATGGAGGTCGCTGAGACTTCTATCGTCAAGAAGAATCATCAAATTCCTTGTATCATCAACCAAAAGATTGATCAGAAGCTAATTGAAAAGACTTCTATGACCGACATTGATCATCAGTTGTCTATTTCAACTTCAACTGTCATTCGCAAGATCAATGATTTTCACTTTGAGCATGATTTTTCGCGTCTTCCTGAGATTATGTCCTAGGACGTTGAAACAGTCTGGGGAGTGACTGTTTCAATCGGGAGATAGAGATGAGCTTTATTGCTCAGGACTTTGATAAGCTCAATATCATAACTGTTCTTGAGAGCAGAACACAAGCCATCATCCGAAATCCCATGAATACAAGGCTATCAAGCGATACTGAAAGCTCATTCAACAAGATAGTCAGAAACTGAGTGATAAACGATTTTATCGCCCTACTTTTCGTATGCACTTGACTAATAAAGAAATTCTAGATAAACTTTTGAGCTATTCCGAAGACTTGAAACACCACTATAATCTCTATCAGCTCTTGCTTTTCCACCCTGTTTAAAACCTTCCTCAAAGATAAAGAGAAAATCGTCAACGCCCTTCAATTACCTTATTCCAACGCCAAACTGGAAGCCACCAATAATCTCATCAAACTTATCAAGCACAATGCCTTTGGTTTTAGGAACTTTGAAAACTTCAAAAAAGAAAGGACGAAATTTGTCCTTTCTAGATCTTCGCTTTCTTCAACCCACTACAGTTGACAAAGAACCGAAAAATGTCTCGCCTCTAATATAGTCAATTGAAACAAGAGCAGGACAAAAGAGCCTCGTAAAAGGTATGGCAACGTGGTAATACCTTTTTGAGGTTCTTTTTGATATGAGCCCATGTTTTCTCAATAGGATTGTACTCAGGTGAGTAGGGAAGAAGAGGTAAAAGTTTATGCCCAAACTCTTCACATAAAAGTTCTAGCTTACCCATTCTATGGAATCTTGCATTGTCCATAATATAGTAGATTGAAACTAGAATAGTACACCTCTACTTCTAAAACATTGTTAGAATTCGATTTTACTGTCCTGATCGATTTGT